GTTGTAGTTGCAGATGCTCTTACTTGCCAATTATATTCGGGACCATTTCCAGTTCCCATTAATGATAGTGCTGTTAGAATAACAATCGCATCTAATCTATTGGGAGAAGATTTAAGACGAATAGAAATAACTGGATAAAAAGTTCCTGCTGGAGTTGGTAAATCCACTGGTGCAGTAATTGGAGTTTGTACTGCCTGTTGCAATCCACGCAATTCATAACCACCTTCAGAAATTACAGAAGAGCACACTTGTTTGAGAACACTTGAACTTGTTGTAATTCCAGTATTTGCAATCTCGTATCTCAAAGGTAATGATGCAGTTGTGATATAAGTTGATTGGATAATATTTGCGTGATGAAAAGAATGGCAATGAATAAACTTACCATCAATTACAAATCCAACTCTTACAGTTCCAAGTCCCAACCATTCAATGTCAGTCCACATAATTTGTGCTTTGGAAATATCTAATGTATATCCAGAAATACCAGTTCCATCTAACTTATCAATATTCCAGGATGGTTGTAGAACTATAGTTTCTGTTCCAGTTGATAGACTTCTTTCTACAAAACTTATTGAGGTGCTTCCAATACCAGAAACTTGGAGGTAAATTCCATTATCGGCACCATAATATCCAACTCTTTGTCTTAAATTTTCCTTTGGAGAATTCATTACAAAAGTATTCAATACTAGTAATGATTTTCCTGGTTGATATGAGAATACCTTTGTGGTTTCTCTGACAACTGATGAACCACTTGTAGTTCCAATACCTATATTAATTAAACCTTGTGTAGTTACAAATCCAACTGTAGAACCAGTTCCTACAATCAAACTATCCCAAAGATTATTGTCTCTATACCTGTGAGAACTATCAAAAAGTGTAAGTGGATTTGATACTCTTGTTCTTCCAAAAGCATCTGAGTTTATGGTTACTGGAAATCTATTGAGTTCATCTACAATTTTACCATCTCTAGTTGCAACACCATTAACCTCAAAGAGACTTCTCTCTTGATTTAAATAATCTTGTGTTGTTATATTCCACTGAGCCATTAATCAATCCACTCTAGTTTTGATGGGTGATATCTTCTTGCGTTTTTGATATTTAAATTCTTTTCTTCTACTGGATAAATCTGTTGTACAACAGCTCCTGGATAATCATTCTGCAGTTGTTCTCCCAAATCTCTGTTTGAAGGAATTCCAGTTTTAGATATTAATTCCATTCGATAAAGACTACCTTTCCATAAAATATCTGCAACATATTCTTCACCAACTTGTTGTTGTTCTGGTTGGTTTGAATTGATATAAAGATTTCCGTTAAAATTTCCAGAAATATTTACTGATTCTGAGATGAATTCCTTGAATGATTTCATTCTTCCTCTACTTCTTCGGAGTCTCCATTAAACATTAAATTTGATACTGCAGGACGAAATTCATCAATTTTTTCCGCCGACTTTGTAAAAAGAAGTTCTTTAATCTTGTCGCTGATTTGTGAAGGTGATTCGTCCGAAACAATCATATCAAGAAGGTCATCCATTTTTAATACCTAAGTAATTTTCTTTATTTATATCTCTCCACCCTTAGGCATCTCTGCTACTTTCGCATTTGGCTCTGTTATAGATGGGTTAATTTCTGGTTCCATAACGGGTTGTCCCAAATCCATTCCTGCAGTTTCTGGACCAAGAGGCATTCCGGTATTTGGATCTATTGGCATATTGGGATCTGGAATAATGCCATCTTTAATTTCTTTTTTCATAATCTTATCTTGCTCAATAATTTCTTCATCAGTTTGACGAAGAATCTTTCTTCTCAAATAATCTTGGGAAAAATACTTTCCAACATAAGGTTCTGCAACCTGAACCATATTCAATCTTTCATTAAGAAGTTCTGCATCCTTAAGTTCTGCAAAGTGATTATCATAGAGGAAGTCATATTGAATATGTTCTTCCATAGTATCCCAATCTTGTGGGGTTATGATATTTTTAAGAATCAATTGAGTTCTCAACATATCATGGAACATATATGAGAATCTCTTTCTTAAGCGAGCAACAAATTTGCTGAACTTAACTTCATCACGAAGAATCTCAGAAGATCTTCCAAGATTAAATCCACCTTCTCCATCCATTCTTGATGGGGGAACATTTAATGAACGATAAAGTTTTTTCTTAAAGTATTCAATATCTGTAATTTCTCCAAGGTTCTGACCTCCAGGAAGAGTTGAGATTTCAGTACCTCTACCACCCTCTCTTCTTGGAAGCCAGAAGTCCTCAAGCATTGCCATAAACTTTTTATCATCGCGAATTTCTCCTGTTGAAGCATCATAAACAAGTTTATTGCGATAACGCATCATCACATCGCGCAAATATTGTTCTGCCTTTACTTTGGGTAGATTGCCAACATCAATATAAAAAATACGTCTTTCTGGAGCACGAGACAATCTATAAATTACAAGAGAGTCCTCAATCATTCTAAGTTGATTAAGAGACTTAATTGCTTTATGTAAATATGAAAGTGTTGATCCTTTATTTCTATCTACTAGACCAGAAGTGCAATATGTAATAGAATCTTTAGACATTTTGATGCCCTGAGATCCTCCCATAGAAGATGGATTTCCTGTTGGATATGTTAATTTTGGGCTATAAACAAAATATTCTTCAATCTGAGGAAATTCAAAATCCATTGGATTGTCGCTATTAACATTTGACAATCTATACTTATCTTTTTCGGATTTTTTCTGTTGCCTTACATACCGCATCTTCATTGGGTCTATGTAACGCAATTCTTGAATTCCTTCGTGAGGATTCTTAAAATCAATCACTTTATGATAGTATAGTCTTCCATCAATATACCAATTTCTATAAATTTCATGAGATTTTTTATCGAAATCTAAAAGAGAAAGAATATATTTAAATTCCTGTCTAATTTTAGTTTTAATTCCGTCACTAGCATTCAAATTTGAAAGTTCAATTTCAATAGGAGTATCATTTGTATCCGATACAATGGCTTCATTTACAATGTCTTCAATAGCACTATCGCATTCTGGATGAAGTGCCATCTCACGATATCTTTTAATTAAGTCAAACTCTGTTCTATATACACCTTCAATATCTACATAAGAACCAAAAAAACCACTACTCAGGTAGTGGTCAGTCCCATCCTCATTATTAGGAGGAACAGGACTGACTGTACTTGGAGATAGTGGTTCGTTATCGTCAATAGAGAATCCAAATAATCTTGCCATAATTTATTTTGTTCGTTGCCTTTTGTCTATTTATCAGACTTTAGATGCTGTCGCTGAATTTATAATTTCGTAGGATTGAACCTGGAATTCTACGGTAAATTCCTCAATGGTATCGCCACTATCATAAGATAAATCAATTGGCGATACGCTTGTTGGGAAAATATCAACAAACTTATAAGCAGCTAAAACTGAACTATCTGCACCTGCATTAGTAGTACTGTTTATCTGAGAACCTCTTCCGAGTTGATAAACAGTTGCATTACTCATATATGCTCCCGGATTTGTTGCGCCCAAGTTATTATCAAGTTTTGCAATCAGTTCAGTCCAAGATTCAAATGCTCTTCTGAGTTTGAAGTCTTCATCATTAATAATAGTTACAGTCCAAGCATCAATGGTTCTGTCGCCTGCAACTTTAAAAGTTCTTCCTCTAAAAGGAACATCTATACTTGCAACGTTTGATCCAGGTAGAGCAGCTGCTTTGCAGAGATACTTAAATTTATCAGCATCCCAACTAATTCCGGTGGGGAAAGTTGTTAATTCAACTTCAAATAGATTGGGGCGAGCACCACCACCACTTAGAGCACTCTTAAATTGAGAGATTGTTTTGAGTCTTGCCACGGTCGTTACCTCCTTAGGTTATTTATTGAATAATAATATCAAACAGTACCTGCAACTTCTTCAAAACTTACTCCTGTACGAGTTGCAACAAAAGTAAGAGTTATGTAGTTGATAGATTTTGCTGGTTTTAAGAAAATATCCGCTCTAAATTCATTATTATCAATAACATCTGGAGTGTTGTTTGTTGTATCACAAACAACGAAGAATCCGTAAAGTCCTCTCTTTGCTTGAACATCGCGAAGATAAGGTTCAACAATATTCTTAAAGTTTGCTCTGGTCAGTTCATCATTCAGTTCAAACAGTTGTGCTTGAGCAGCTCTTTGTAGTGCTTGTTCAATTGTTAAGAACAAGCGACGAACATTGATTCTGTCAAATGCAGATGCATATCCAAGAGCAGTTTTATCTCCAAAAAGAAGAGTTCCAATACCAGGTTGAGTTACAATTGAATTGACTCTCTGTGGATAGAGTTGATCTCTTTGGGCCTTATTTGGATTATATGCAAGTTTGATTGCATTATTAATAATTCCTCTTTGCTGTCCAGCAGGAGAGAACCAAGGATATGCAACGATATTGGTGCGGCACATTAGACCTGCAACATCAGCGTTGCAAGGAATATATACAAACTTGTTATTAAATCTATCGTAAGTATACTTATATCCACTATCAAACACCGCATATGATGAAGAGTTTAGAGAACTAAAGTACTTGATGAGATTTGTTGTTTGTGTTGTTGTATTTGTAATATTAATCAGATCTGCTCTGTGGGGTCCAATTACAGCAACACAATCTTTTCTTTGTTCCGCAATAGAAATTAGATGTTGTGCTTTTGCCTGAGAATCCGTTTGACTATCAAATCCAGGACCCATAATCAGATAATCAACTTGAATCTCATCTTTGTTTGAGAATAAATTGTATGAGGTCACAAGATTTCCTAACGTTGGCTTCATTCCACCCGAGGCAGAATAATCAACACCACCAGTTAAGGTATAAGTCTTATTTCCAATAGCACTGAAAGTTACGTCCTGTGCATTCAGACCCCATAGACCATTTGCAGTTGGAACTACTGCAAATGAAGCAGATGGAACGCCAGAATATGTTGTAAAACCAGTTGCTCTTGGTGATGTTCCCCAATGAGAATCGACTGCGCTTGATGGATTTCCTCCTGCATAAATCTGAGAAGAGAAGTCTGCAAGATATTGCTCATACCATATCTTCTGTGGAGAATTTACGGCAGAAACAGCGTCTAATGCTTTAGAAAGACCAATATGCTTTTCAAGAAGTGTTGCTTGATTTCCGGTAATAGTTCCAAGATCATCAACAACTACAACATGAAGTTCATCATTATGTGAATTTCTTTCAGATGCATATCTTGTTGTTCCTGGTTTTGGAGCGATTGATTTCCAATAAATTGTAGTATTAGTTAAACCAAGAGTTTGGTCATTATACCAGTCTGAAATTGATGCTACTGTTGCAATACCAGACTGCGTTGCTCCAGAATTATTGACGAATCTTAAAGAATTGCCAGAAGCAAATGCCGCATAAGTGCTTCCTTCTGCATAACTAATTCTTGTTTCTGTTCCGCCAACAGAAACTCTGGAAAGAATTTTGACATCGATAGTGGAATTGCTATTCGTAGCATCTGTTGTTACGCCAACAATAATTCCCTTTAAGTATCCATTAAATACTGACGTAGAACCTGCCCCAGGTAAAGTGGCATTTGTTAAAGCTGTAGTAACACCATATCCAATCAATGCTCCTAAAGCAGAAGGATTGGTTGTAGCAATGCCAATAGTTTGGTCAGCATAATCATCAATGAAGCAAACCTTCATGTTGTTTGCCCAAGAACCTGGGTTCTTTGCAGCATAAGTGAAGTTGTTTCCTTCTGAGTGATTGTTGATGTAATCGTCGTAGTTGTCAATATCCAAAGAAGCGGTTGATGCTGCACCAACACCTGCGTTTGCATTGTTTAGTAATGTGCCACTAGTTCTTACGACCTTTAGAACGCCACCATATGAAAGATATGATGATGCACTCATCCAGTATTCGTATTGGGAATCTGTCGAGAGTGGTTTTCCAAATACGTTGATTAAGTCTTGCTCTGTAGTGATATCAATTGGGTAATCAACTGGTCCGATTGGAAAAGGTCCTGCAATCGCACCAATATTATCTAAAACATTATCAGCTCTTCCTACTGTTAAATCAACCTCTCTGACGAGTACGCCTGGAGATAATTGAGGAGTCGCCATGTTTTTCTCCGTAAAGTCTCAGTTTATCTAAAAAATATTTATTAAAAATATACTTTACACAGGGGAAACCTGACGTGAATATTTACCAATCAGGATATTCCCATTTTAAATTTTTTTCTATTATATTTTTTCTACTACAAATTCTTTTTATGGTACATTCTTTACACTCATATGAGTATGAAGATGTAACCGGTCCCCTGTCTTTTCTTGTCCTATAAAAAGAATCTATTAAATTCTTAACCTCCCCACAAACTCTACATTTTCTATCTACTAACAACAAATGTCCAAGTTTTATTTGTTTATCTAGATCCATTACATATATTCCCACATATAAGACCTGTCTCCATATTCATCAACATACCACCTATCCCCATCATTATCAATAAAACTACCACTATCTAATCCGTCAGATACAAACCCAAACGGAGACATATCTTGTTCTATTTGATTTCTCTGCTCTTCATATAATCTTTTTCTCACATCTTGATCTGTAAGTTCTTTAAAATAATCTTGTGCAACTAACCAAGCATAAATCACCAGACACATTGCGAGGTCGTCGTTGCATCCCTCTTCCGCCTCAAATGAATTATGTTTCTGAATAAATGTAGTTAATTCTGAAATTATCTCATAATCGTTTAAATATAATTTATTCTCTTCAATCATAGTTTTAAGATTGAGGCACCCAACTTTTTTTACTGTCTTGGACATCTTTACTCCAAGTTGGGTTTTCTTACCACTAAATCCTTGTCCAACAATCTGACCAGCTCTACCTCTCATAGAGCACATTAGAAGATTTTTATATTCTAAGTCATATTGAAGAATACTTGCTACTTGATCTCCAACGTCATTAACTTCACACAAAATATATGCTTCGTTATAACTCTTCCCAATTTCATCAATTATACTTGGGAAAAGCATCGGTTTAATTTCATTATTTCTGTACTTTGCAACTACTTTATGAGGAAACTCAGTTATATCAACAACAGTGAATGCTGAATAATCATTTCCAACCCCTCTAGCAACATCCACAGTGATCAAATAGTCATGGTTCTCAATAGGATCTACATATACATCTAAACCTGCACTACGGGTCTTAGGGTGGTCATAAACGAGACTTCTAAGTTTTGATGGTGCAATAAGAGTATCTACCGATCCCAAAAATTCGCATTCAAATTCAACTTTAAATTGTTGTTCTGAAGTGTTTGCAATAGTCTGTGCTTTCCATTCATTGTCTCTTCCTGGAACTTCACTCCAATGAACATCCGTAAAAATATATTCATTTTTTCCTTTCTCAGCATCATGCCACATTCGGTAGAAATGATTCATACCGTGTGGGGTAGATACAACAATTACTTTTGTGTTTTTACCTGAAGTAATTGTCGGATATACCGATGCAAAAAATGAATCTGCGATGTGATTGGGAACGAACGCAAATTCGTCCAAAAATAGAATATTGAATGACATACCACGAACTGCAGAAGCAGAAGTAGAAGCAGCCAAGATTTTACTTCCATTCT